TGAGGACACCGGCGAGATCATTGCTGGCGGCGCGCGGGACTTCATGCCGCTGCCCACCAGCCTGGAGAAGTTCTCGGCCCAGGAAGCGATCAAGCACGTGGAGCAGTGGCAGGGAGCTGTGGTCGACGAGGCGGAGCTGCGGAAGGCGATGAAGTCCTTCCGGCCGCTGCTCGAAAAGACCTTCTCGGTGATCACCTACCTGTGCACTGACAACCGAGACGTAGAAGAACCCCCGGAGTGGCTGACGGCCCAGCGGAAACGGAAGACCGGAAAGGGCCGCCAGCGCAAGGAGCGCGAGCCGTTCTGGGTCCGCGTCGGCTGGTACATCGGTCCCAAGCTGCACGAGGCACGTAAGCGGGCCAGCCACGCCCCGAAGTCTGACGTCTCCATCCCCTCCGGCGTTGAGTACGGCCCCCAGCACCGGGCCGGTCACTTCAAGACGGTCTGGATCGGGCCCGGGAAGTCCGGCCAGCGCACGCAGTCCACCACCACCTGGATCGAGCCGTACTGGACCAAGCTGGAGGACCTGCCCGAGGACATGGACCCGCCGACGCAGATCGTGCAGGTCGACCCGCAGCGCGGGGACCCGTTCCGGCGCCGTGACACCATCGGCAAGTAGTCATCGCCAAGCCAAGCCCCGACTGCCACACTGGCAGGCGGGGCTTTGTGCTACCCACTAACGCTGCGTCACGGGTATGCGAAGAACTGTGAGTTAGGTGGACCTTGCATGCTTCGCCAGTCAATACCTACCTGCCGGTAAGTGACCCAGCTCACGTCAAGTGGTTTCCGCAAGTAGCTTGCGGAGCCGTAATCGGCGCCCATACAGTTACTACGTCAGCAAGTACTACTCGACCTAGGAGGACCCAATGCCCCCCAAGGGCAAGGCAGTTGCTGGAAGCGGTGGACGCGCAAAGCTCGGAACCAACAAGGAGACCGAGGCCCTGGCCAAGACGGCCCGGAAGCAGGGCTGGACGATCGAGGTCACCGGAGGCAACCACCTCAAGTGGACCCCGCCGCCCCTCGACAAGCCACGGAAGGACTGGACGGATGAAGACCGAGAGAAGCAGATTCCCGAGATCTGCGGCCTTACGCCCGTCAGCGTGGCTTTCGTGAAGCTGAAGAACCGACTCCAGAAGAAGGGACTTAATCTCTAGCTCTTATAGCGAGAAACATCCCGGGTACCATTAAAAGTCGCAAGCCCCAATAGCGACGGACGGTACCCGGGATGTTTCTTTTGCTCGCTTCCGGATCAGGAGGGGGCGGACTGTCCGTCGACAACCCCTTGGTCCTAGGCCCGATCGCGGCCTTCATATTCGCCGTGTTCGTCACCGAAGTCGTCGTCTCAGGCAAGGCATACCGGCGCGAGGTCGAAGAGAACAAACGACTCCGCGCCCTGACCGAGAAGGTCGTCCCCCTCGCCGAGCAGATGGTCTCCGCCGCCAAGGACCTCGTCCAGGCCACCCGGGACAGCGTCGCCACCCAGGCCACCGTCACCGACGTCCTGGAAGACGTACTGGATCTGTTTCAGAGCGACGGAGGCCCCCGGCCCCGCCGGAGGAGGCCGTGATGCCCCTGCTGCCCCAGACGCGCAGACGCGATGACATAGCCGACCTGGAAGACCTCGTAGACCGCTGCATAGACGAGGTGTCCAAGGTGGTCGGCTCAGCCCCCGAGCACATGAGCCGCCTGCGGATCACCAGAGTCCGCCTCGTACGGCTGCGCACCGGCTTCGCCCAGGCCCGGGAGGAGAGCCATGCGCAAGGCGCCTGAACCCATCCCCGCGACCGGCGACGCCTACGCAGGCGGCTACGCCTTCACCGTGGGCGGCAGTCCCCTCCGGCAGCAACTCCTCTCCGCCGACCAGTTCGCCGGAATGCAGCCATGGGAAACTCCGGCCGGAATGCCGCTAGGCTCGAATACCGAGGCAGGCAGTTCCCTGTAGGAGACCCACATGTACACATCCCGCTGCGTATTCGTAGACGGCCAGCATGTCTATTCAGGGACTGACTGCCCTCATAATCTTGAAGAGGACGAAGAAGGGCCGGTAAAGGAACCGGGCTGGACCGTCCAGCAAAACCGGTAACCCCGACCCTGCACGAAAGAGGAACACAGTGGCTGCTGCATCCAAGAACACCGAGGCCCCCGTCGGCGAGACCCCGGCCGCGATCCCGGCCGCAGTGCCTGGCCGCTCCTCGGACTGGGACCACCCGAACCTGGGCTGGACCGTCCAGCACGGCACCAAGTACGAGAACGTCGATGGCATCCCCGGCCAGGTCTTCGTCCACGCCCAGTTGCCCGACCCGGCCGCCCAGCGCGCCATCGGTCTGGACCCGGCCACCTCCAACGCCGGTCTGGTCGTGCTGACCCCCGAGGAGGCTGCGAAGCACCCGGGTGGCCCGGAGGCCGACGACCGTCTCCCCGGTACCGGTGTCTACGAGGGCACCCGCAACGCGGGCACCGCCACCGCTCCTGGCGCCGACGGCCCGGCCATCGCCTCCACGGTCGCCAACGTCCCGGCCTGATCCAAGCAGCCCCAAAGCCCCTGCTTCCCGTCACCGGGGCAGGGGCTGCTGCGTAAGGAGACACAGTGGCACGCAGAGGCCCACGCGGCCCCAACAAGCGCGGCAGCGACTTCGAACAGCTCAGCCTGTTCTCGATGCCGTCCACGCCCGAGCCGCCCCGCACAACGCCCAACCCCGGACCCCGGGCGGGCTCCCGCCGGATGATGTCGCAGGAACTCGCCGACGCCATCCAATTGGCCAAGGACGGCGACGACGGGGACCTCCTCCCATACCAGCCGACCCCCTCTATCAATCCGCCGCGCCCGAGAACTCTTGCCGCTGGATACGACAAGGATTCTCAGACGCTACGGGTCCGATTCCGCAATGGCCAGGTCTACGGCTACTACAACGTCCCGCCGAATGTCTGGCGGAACTTCAAGCGCGTGAAGAGCCCAGGCCGCGCAATCAACCGAACGCTGAACAACTTCGCCTACGCACCGGAACACGATCTCGACGAACCCACCGGTGACTACTGACTTACCATTTCCGGCCGCCCGGAGAATAGGCTCCTTCCCATGCCGAATACACATGGGGTGGGGCCCTTCTTCGTTCACGCGGTGAACCTGCGCCCCCATACGTCACTTATCCACCGCGCTCCCACGGACGAGATAGAGCCGCCCTACCGGCGCTCCAATTCCGTGATCCTCAAGATATGGCCGGGCAAGGGAATCGTCCTCGGACGCTGGCGCCACACCTGGCGATCGGAAAGCGACGCCCTCTACACCGCGCTCCAGGGATATGGAAACGCCATGTCGACGGACGATATCCGCGACCACGCCCACAGATTCGATAAGGACCTCGATGAACTCGTCATCTGAGAACACCGAGGACGAGAGGGACGCGGCCCGCCGGACCGTGGCCCAGAAGACGAACGACACCGACGAGGAGTACGAGGTCCTGTGCGCACTTGGGCTGATGTGAAGCGCGCCCTTCGGGGCGGCGAGGAGAAGGTGGACCCGGTCCGAGCGAAGGTCGCCAAGAGGCTCGACCGGCTGCCGTCAGGGGACGTACTCGACTGGGCGGACAGCGTCGGCAGCGGCCTGGCCAAGGCCCTCGACGACTACCGCAAGCAGGCCACGCCGGAGAGCCTGCTGGAGGCCCACCGAGGGGCCCAGAGCCTGCTCGGCGTCCTGGATGTGCTCTCCCGCCGGGAGGCATGAGAAAGGCCCCCACCCTTGATCGGGTAGGGGCCTTCGGTGTTTTCGCAGGTCAGGCGGCCAGTCGCCATTTTTCCAAGTTGATGACGTACGTGAACGAACCCCTGGAAGTTCGTCCAGCAGAGTGCGGAACCTGGCTCGTCATCTGCCCGTTCGTGAACTCGACCAGACGGGGGTCGATGTTCCCCGTCACCTTCATAGGCGGCAGAGGCGGCTTGCGCGCCGGAGCGGGCACCAGAAGAGGCTCGACGATGTCGGCCCAGGCCCCGTCCTTCCAGGCCCTCCAGCGAGCCCTCAGCGCCTCCTTCGGCGGGAAGCAGTCCGGCATCTCCCCCCACGGGCAACCCGTCCGGGCCTTGTACAGCAGACCCTCCACCAGCAGCCGCAGATCGTGGCTCTTCTTCGAGGCACGGAAGTTGATCCGGGGACGGACCTCCGCCCACAGCTCATCGGTCAGCTCGACCGGCGCAACGCCTCGCTGATCGAACCACTGCTCAATGTCGGAGTCCGGCCCGAAGCGGCCCTCCAGCGGCACCGGCCCGGTTAGCGATACCTGGATCTCCAGCAGGTCCATGATCTCGGCCTTCTGCCGGTCGTTGATGTTCTCCAGGTTGAAGCTGGCGATCTCGACCAGGCGCTGGAAATCCTCGGCCCGCACAGCGGCCATTTCAGCTTCAGCCAGCATGTCCTGGGCGTCGTCCAGCATTGCCTCCTTGGCGATGATGCTTTCGTTGAGCTGCGCCACCGCAGCATTGATCGCCTTGGCATCGACGCCCGCCTTTGCGAGATCGATCAGCGTTGTGGTGGTCAGCTTGCGCAGGCCCCCGATTTCCTCGCCGAGGTCGCCAATGCGCTCGATGTACATCTGCCGGTGATCCGGCGCCGTGGTCACCCAGTCCTTGGCGACATCGCGCAGCTTGTCCCTGTCGCCGAGGAAGTTCTTCAGGCTGTCCCAGACGACTTCTTCCAGCGCCTCGGCGTCGATCACGGAATCACCGCACCTCTTACCGGTGCAGCGGTAGGTACGGCGGTCCTCGGCCTTTACGTAGACCCCGGTGTAGTGGGCGCCGCATTCGCCGATCACACGGGTGCTGAGCGGGTGGTACTTGTACGGGCCGGTGACGTTCCAACCGTTTCGCTTGAGGGCGTGACGGATGGAGATGAGCCGGTCGAGTTCGAACACCATCGGGGTGTCGATGATCATCATCGGGCCGTGCTTCGGCGTGCCGTCCGCGTTCATCTTGGTGGCGCGCTTACGGCGCTTGTTGACGACCTCGTCGGTGTTTCGGTAGACGACGAAGCCGTCCAGGGCCGTGTTGAAGAACTTGTGGCGGAGGTTGGATCCGGTCCACTCGACGCCCTTGCGGGTGAGTCGGCCGATGAGGTTGAGCATGTGTGCGGCGCGGTCGACGGTGTAGCCGCCTTCGACGATGAACTGGGCAGCGAGTGCGAGGGTGCGGCATTCCTCGGTGGCGAGACCCAGCTTGGAGTCGCGCTTGCCCTGGTTCTCGACGTAGTAGCCGAACGGCGGAGGACCACCGGTCCAGCCTCCGGCAGCGGCCTTCATGTTGAGGCCGTTCTGGGTGCGCTCCAGGATCGTGCGCCACTCCATCTCGGAGAAGGAGGCGAGCTGCTGGAGGGCGGTGACACCGTGGGTGGTGGTGGTGTCGATCTCCTGGGTGACGGAGATGATGGATGTCCCGGCGTCTTCGAGGGCCCAGACCCAGTGCCAGAAGGCGCGGCCGGTGCGGCCGATGCGGTCGAACTTGTGGACGGCGACGACGTCGATCTTCTTGGCGAGGACGTCCTTCTCCAGGCGCATCATCTGGGGGCGGTCCTGCTTGGCGCCGGACTCGCCTGCGTCCTCGTAGACGTCGCCGAGTTCCCAGACGATGTTGGTCTCGTTCTGCTGTTCGTGGAGGTTCTTTTTGTCGATGTGGTCCTGGATGCCCTGGAGCTGGACGTCGAGGCCGTAGCCGACGATCTGGTCCTTGGTGGAGACGCGGATGTAGGCGCCGACGCGCTTGACGATGCGTGCGAGGGCGATGCTGGACTTGAAGGTGCCGGGGGTGCCGGGGCGGGTGCTGTTGACCTTCTGGGCGCGGGCGCGGGCACGTTCGGCCGCTATGCTGGCCATGGTTCAGTCTCCTTTACAGACTGATCAAGGCCCTGTCGCCGCGCCTAGACTCGCGGTGGCAGGGCCGTTGTGTTGATCAGTGCAGTATATGGGGAACGTCCGTGTTGGGTAGGGCAGTTGTTCTAGGCGGCTGCTTGGGTGTCCTCGTCCTGCGGGGTGAAGAGGATGGTCAGGAGCCGGTTCCAGCGGCTGTCTTCCATCCGGTTGTTGGTCAGGGTCACGGTGACCTGGGGCTCGTCGGAGCCCTGGGTATTAAGCGTTGCCAGGTTCGTCATGCCAGGAACCGTACTACGGCTTCCCAATTACGTCTATACGTGAGTCTTGTAAAGGGCATTGCGCGGAGCGCTTGACGTGGGTACGCTCAGGATCGCAGCGACACCCCGCAACAGGAGGAAGCGTGACCACCGCACTTCGCAGCGCGATCGACGAGTACCTGAGCAACCGGCGCGTGGCCAAGGCCGACAACACGATGCGCACGGACGAGAGCCTGCTGCCCCGCTTCGCCGACCACCTCGGCAACCCCAGCTTCGACGACCTCACCCCTCAGCAGGTCCGGGACTTCTTCTACGGCGACGGCGGGCTCATGGACATCCACGTCACCCGCATCAAGGGCCAGGCCCTGCGCGCGGCCGTCGGGCCGACGACGCACAACCACTACCGCAAGCGCCTGAAGGTGTTCTTCGCCTACGCCCACGCCAACGGGCACGCCCCGCTGGACAACTACCTCTCCCTGGTCGAACCGCTGCCCGAACCCGTGCGCAAGCGGATGCAGCCCTCCCCGGGGATCCTGCTCCAGCTCCTGGACCAGGCCGAGTGCGCGATGCACCGGGCGTACCTGGCCGCTGCGGTCAACACCGCCTGCCGTGCGAGCGAGCTGCAAGCCTTGAAGGTCGGGGACGTCGACTTCGCGCAGAGCGAGGTCTTCGTGACCGTGATCAAGACGAAGGAGGAGGACGAGATGCCGCTGACCGCCGACCTGGAGCGGGAGCTGCGCGTCTGGTTCGAGGAGTACGCGGCCCTGCTGGGGCGCCCGCTCCGGGACGACGACTACCTCTTCCCCTCCCGCTCCGGAAATCAGATCAAGACCCACTACTTCGACGAGGAGCTGGGCCGCCGGGTGTACGAGCGCACCCCGTACGTCTGGCACGCTGACCGGCCGGTGGAGCGCACGGAGAAGATCGTGAAGGGAGCCCTGGAGAGATTGGGCCTGCCCACCCGCTATGAGGGCACGCATACAGTCCGCCGGGCGGTGGCCCGCGCGTATTTCGACAAGCTGTCGGAGGAGGCAGGCTACGACGCGGCGCTGCGTACGGTCTCCGCGCTGCTGCACCACCGCAACATGGCGACCACGGAGCGCTACCTGGGACTGTCGAGCGAGAGGCGGCGCCGGGACGAGACGATGAAGGGCCAGCCGTTCCTGACCTCGATGGTCTCCCAGCAGAACGTTGTGCCGCTGCGTCCGGCACGGTGACACGACGAAGGCCCCACCGGAAGCTGAAGCCGGTGGGGCCTTCGTGCTGCACTCGCCAATCAGTTGAAGATGGCGTCGACCGCTGCGTAGACGACGAACCCAAGGACGAAGATCACCATGCAGAGGCCGAATATCCGGTCGAGGAAGTCGGGCTGGCCGCCTTCCTGGGGCTGGTAGGCCTGCTGGCTCTGCTGGGTGTAGAAGTCGTGCTGCTCACGCATCAACTGGTGCTGCATGGCGTCCATCGTCGGGTCGTAGCCCTCGGGCGGGTTCGGGTTGAGGGCGTTGCTGACCTGGTGGTTGATGCTTGTGAAGCGGAAGTCGTCAGGCATGGGTTGCTCCATCCACATACGGTTGTGCTTTGCTCCGCAGCGGAGAGGTCTTGTCCCACACGTTCCAGCGCCCCCCACAGACCGGATCTTGTCCGTAGGCTACCTCTTCGGGAAATCCGGGCACAGAGGGGCGTTCCGGCTTCGGCTCGCCGTCCAGGCTCCGGCCGCACTTAGGGCAGTTCTCCGGGTCTCGCATCGGGTACATGCCCATGGCTTCTCCTCTTATCGTGGACCTTCACTCTACCCGCTCGTCAAGCGGGTTGTCGAGACCGCTTGCGGAGGTGTAGCCTCGTAGATCAGGAAGCGTCTAGGAGGATGTCATGGACGAGATCGAAGAGGGGCGCACCATTCACGCGCGTGTGCCCTACGTGCACGACAAGGAGATCCACATCTCCACAGTCCAGAGCCCCCAGGACGGCCTGTTCGTGGACGCCCGGGAGTTCGTCCCTAGCAAGGGGTTCTACGGTCGAGGTCTCACCTTTCCGCTCGGCATGCTCGACGAGGTCCTGAAGGGCTTTGAGAGTGCGTGGCACGAGAACGGTGGAGGTGACTTCGGCGTGGAGAACGAGACCGAGGACCGCCTGGAGGGGACGGCCGGATGATGGCCAAGGAGAGCCTGGTGGAGGTCCGCTGCCGGGGATGCTGGCGGCTGCTCGGCGTGGGCAAGAAGGATGCACCGGTGTACTGCGACGAGATGTGCTTCAACGACTTCCCGGCAGTGTCCACCGAGGCTCGCGACGCCCTCGTGGAGGCGGTCTACTACAAGGGCCGCTACACCTTCGACCGCCTGGGCGACATGTTCGGCTTCACCCGCCAGCGGGCTCAGCAGATCGTCAGTAAGAGGGACATCCGTAAGGCTTCCTGAAGCGGTTGTCAAGCCATAATTACAAAGCCGTAGCCAGAAACGCCTAATCTCGAATCCGTAATACAAACGGATTGGGGTTAGGCGTGTCTGCTGTTACGGAGGAAGTCGAGTTCGACGACGCGACCAGCGACGAGACCGAGGCGGAACATCAAGCCCGGCTCGACACTGAGGTAGTCCTCGACCAGACCAGCCAGCAGTTCGTGGACGAACTGGTCGCCAAACTGCTGGTTATCGTCGATGAAGTCTCCGGCCACCCGCTGCGCCCCTACCAGCGCCCCTTCGCGGCCCGCCTGATCGAGTCACTGATCATCGACGACGGCGCCACCATCACCGCGCTGTTCTCCCGCCAGTCCGGCAAGTCCGAGACCGTGGCCAACTGCGTCGCCGCCTGCATGATCATGCTGCCCCGGCTGGCGAAGATCTTCCCCGACCTGCTCGGGAAATTCAAAGAGGGCCTGTGGGTCGGTGCTTTTGCGCCCGTCGAAGAGCAGGCGGATAACCTCTACGGCCGAATCGTGGCCCGCCTCACCAGTGAGCACGCCCTGGAAATCATGGCGGACCCGGAAATCGACGAGACCGTACAGGGCAAGGGCCGCTCCATTACCCTCAAACGCTCCGGCTCCCTTGTCCGGAAGCAGACCTGCCACCCCCGCGCCACCATCGAAGGCCGCACCTATCACCTCATTCTCATTGACGAGTGCCAGGGTGCCGACGCCAAAATGGTGAACAAGTCGATCGGCCCGATGGGTGCCTCGACCAACGCGACCATGGTGTTCACCGGCACGCCCACCTATGAGAAGGGTGTGTTTTACAACCAGATCCAGATCAATAGGCGAACAGCCACCAGACGCGGCGCCCGGCAGAACCATTTCGACGCCGACTGGAAAGAGGTCTCGAAGTGGTCCGACTACTACCGGAAATTCGTCAAGAAGGAACTCCTGCGGATCGGTGAGGACTCCGACGAATTCAAGTTGTCATACCGGCTCATCTGGCTGCTCGACAAGGGCATGTTCACGACCTCCGAGCGGCTGGACGACCTCGGCGACACCTCCATGCAGATCGTCCCGGCCTACCACGCCAGCCCGATCGTCATCGGCATCGACCCTGCCCGCAAGCAGGACAGCACGATCGTCACGGCCGTCTGGGTCCGGTGGGAGCAGCCCGACGAGTACGGCTACTTCGAGCACAGGATCCTGAACTGGCTGGACCTCGCGGGTATGGACTGGGAGGCCCAGTACTACCGGATCGTGGAGTTCGTGTCGAACTACAACGTGATGGCGATCGGGGTCGACGAAGGCGGCGTCGGTGACGTCGTCATATCCCGGCTCAAGGTCCTCCTGCCACACATCGACATCGTCCCCCTGAATTCCCAGCGCCCCGAACAGTCCAAGCGCTGGAAGCACCTCATGGAACTGATGGACCGGGGACACATCTCCTGGCCCGCTCACGCTTACACCCGGCGCCTCAAGAGTTACAAGCGCTTCCGTCAGCAGATGGAAGATCTGGAGAAGAAATTCGAAGGCCCGTACGTCCTCGCAGAAGCCCCTCGCGCGGCTGATGCTCACGACGACTACGCGGATTCCCTGGCACTCGCTTGTGTCCTCACCAAGGACTACACGATGCCCGAGGTCGAAGTTTCTAATTCCCCCTTCCAGCGCTAAGGAACGACATGGCCGACGAATGGAATGCCCCCGGGTGGACGGCGCAGCAGCCCTCCACCGTGGCAGGCCCAGATACTCCTACCCTTACTCTTCCGCCCAACTTCACGGCCGTCACCGTCACGGCCAAATACGTGGACGGTGAGGGAAATCCTCTGAACGGATCCCTGGTCCGTTTCCGTCCCTCGGTGAAGCGGGTTACCGATGGCGACACCGTGGTATGGCTTCGGGAGATCGACTCCCACATCGAGCAGGGCGCACTGAGCGTCGACCTGCTGGCCACGGACGTATCCGGAGTCACTCCCGGATTCGTATGGCACGTTAAGGAATGCTTCCCGGGCGGTGCGGAGTACGACGTAACCGTACCGTCCGCGACCACTTCCCCGGCCAGCCTCTTCTCCCTTCCCCGCGCTTAGCGGCATTAACAAACACTTCCGTGTTCCTCCTACGCTTGAAGCGTTCCCTCGCTATCAGAAGAGGATTACGGAATGGCTGGAAATCTCGCACCCGACCCGCAGTTCCAGGAGCGCGTCGGCACCGTCTACGAGCGCAAGGACGCGCTTAATACCAACCGTCGCGGTCCTCTCCGTTTCGAGGAGGGTGTCGCGACGGACACCGACGTCCCGAACGAGTTCACCAAGGGCGTCATGCAGGGGTACCTCACCGCCCCGGGTCGGCCCAACCACAACGCGAACGTCTACGAGAAGTTCCCGCAGGAGACGATGGCCGAGCGTGTTCACGTCGGCTCCGCCTCGTGGGTCGAGGCACCTACCTACCTCGGCGAGTTCTCGCACGGTTCGTTCTCCGACTACGCGGCGGTCTCCTACGAAGAGGTCGTGCGCAACGGTAGTCGCTACGAGCGGCTTTCCCCGGCGGTAGTGGACGACTGATCCATGGTTGCGTTCCACGACCGCCGCAGGGCACCGAAGGCGTCCGTCGATGAGGTGCTTCCCAAGCTGCCTCTCTCCAAGGGGGAGACCGTTGGGAAGCACCTGATCAACGAGCGTTATCTGGTGCGCGGCATTCCCGTAGAGGCCGAGGACGGTTCCAAGAGCCGCCAGTACGTCCTGCACGAGGTTCTGCCCAACGGCAACGTCGTGCAGCGCGGTGAGGATCCATTCGAGAGCCGCCGGGCAGCGAAGAAGTCTGCCCGTTCCCTCGCGCCCACGCGCATCGTCGAGATCTAAAGTCGGAGTCGTTTACCCATGAGCGGTGCAATCTCATTCGCGAGCCCCAGCATGCGGGCTTCGGGGTCGGACCTTACGGTGTCGATCTCTCCTCTCGGCCTTGTCGAATTGGCCGACGAGGAGTTTGAGGTGCACGGCCCTCGCCTCAATAGGTACTCCCAGAACTTCGCATACTACCTGGGTCATCACTGGGGATACCGGAGAGAAGCGGGCGAGGCTCAGATCACGTTTAACTACGTGAAGGCTTTCGCCGACTACATCAACAACTTCACGTTCGGACGTGGCGTCCACTTCAAGAGCGTGAAGCAGTACGAGCACATCATCCCCGGCCTTTTGAAGAGGGCCTGGGAGGTCGACAACCGCAAGGAGCAACTGCTCTGGGAGATGGGCCAGCAAGGCGGCATCTCCGGCGACTCCTTCGTGAAGGTCGCGTACGAGCCCGGATTCGTAGATAACCAGGGACAACCACACGCAGGGCGCGTTCGCATACTTCCCCTGAACTCCTCCTTCTGCTTCCCGGAGTGGCACCCCCACGACCGGGACCGCCTGATCCGCTTCAAACTGAAGTACCGCTTCTGGGCGACCGGCGAGGACGGCACACGTTCCGTATACACCTACGTTGAGGTGCTGACGGACGACACGATCGAGGAATACCTCAATGACGAGTTGATCGACTCCCGGCCGAACCCTCTCGGCACCATTCCGGTCGTGCACATCGCCAATTCTCAGGTATCGGGTTCTCCGTGGGGTCTGTCGGACATCGCCGACATCATCTCGCTGAACCGTGAGTACAACGAGAAGGCAACGGACATCAGCGACATCATCAATTACCATGCGGCCCCGGTCACGATCATTTCCGGCGCCAAAGCGAGCAACCTGGAGAAGGGCCCCCGAAAAGTGTGGGGCGGACTTCCCAAGGACGCCCAGGTGTACAACTTGGAGAATGGCGTCGATCTCGCTGGGCCGCTTCAGTACCTGGAGATGATCAAGCGCTCGATGCACGAGATCACGGGCGTTCCGGAAACGGCCCTCGGCCAGATGCAGCCCGCTTCGAATACGTCCGGCGTGGCCTTGGCCATCATGTACCGGCCGATGATGTCCCGTTACGACCAGAAGAAGATGCAGTACTCCGTAGGTCTCCAGAAGATCAACGAACTC